TTTAAAGTACCCAACCACCAAAATCTGCAACGTCATCTGGATACATATCTTCTTGAGAATTACTATAATACTCAGGTATTAATCCAGCTGCGTTATTTTGCATCCAATCTATAAATCTATTTGTGTAGAACTGTGCTGTAGTTCGACTTCTCTCAACTAAACTATCTACGTGTTCTTTGCTTAATGCTGTGCTATTTTCAGGATTCTTTGTATATATACCACCATTAGCAATATTTACACCAGCGTAAGGTAAGTATTCAACCATACTCCAATGTAGTAGCATTGGTTTTATATAATCATTTAACAAAGTTAAGTAAGGGTCAGCTAATGTACCAGCAACTATTTCAGCTTGTATTTTATTATACAAATCAGTACCTAAATAATTCTGTATATGTATGTCCTGTGCAATCAAAATTTTTGGTAACAGTTTATCATTATCTATATTACCATTAGCAGCAGTAAATACTGAAATATCGTGTCTTGTTACAAATAGTGCTTTACTCATTTTCCTGTATAATTTGGGTGATGTCCGTTATTAGGCATATTAACAGGAGCTTTTACTGCTTGTTTTCTACCTCTTGGTTTTGGTTCATAACTCTTTGGAATAGATTTAGTTTTTTTATAATCATCTAAATCATCACTACCAACTTCTTTTCCTTTTTTAATTTTGTATAAAATCTGTTGCCATTTATGTCTGCAATAAACACCACCTTTAAATTTAAACAAATCGTATTTTTGACCGTTATGCATTGGTAATTTAGCAGCTTTAAAGTTCATATCTCTGCTTGCTTTATCAATATCTTCTAATCTGTAAACAATACCAGCACTTGTTCTGCTCATCATCTCTTTACAAAACTCTCTGCTTTCTCCACCTCTACTACTACCTTTAGCATATTTGTATCTTACTTTATACATTGATTTATCTAAAGTAGAAAAACCATCTTCTTTACTATCTACAACATCACTTAATTGAATCATTGATTTTGCCCAATCCTCAACACTTTCATTTTCATCATCTAAATCTCTAATATCAACTATTTCAAAATCTTCAGAATCCATTTTAACGCCTTTAAGCGAATCTAAAGCATCTTTTAATAGTTTATCACTATCTTTATTAGAAACACTCTTAGAAGCCATTATTTCAAGCTCTGTAGTTTCTTCTTCTTTTATTCCAGTTTGTTCTTCAATAGCTTCTTCACCTTCAATATTCTCTAAATCCATAAACTCAAGTGGTTCAATAGTTTTAAAGTAAAGATTTAAACTAATATCATTAACAGCTAAAATTGCATCTAAGCTATCAATTAAAAGGTTTTGGTAAGGTTGTATAACTACGTTATTAAAAAGCCTTGAAGCGTTCTCTATTTCATCAGCATTAGAAGAAAAACCATTAGCTGAAGATAATCCAAGTAATAATGGTGAAGTAACTCTATGTGTTAGCATAATTTTCTTAGAACATTCTTCACTTAAATAAGAATAGTGTGCTGGAGCATCATTTAGTGGTATATCCTCAACAGTTGTTTTAGATTCTGCATTATTGTTAAATGCTACAATTACTTTTTCGCCATAGCTACCAGTTAGTTTTTGCATTACATCATTCTTAATAGCAAGTTGTTTCTCTCTATCTGGAACGCCGTTATTAAAGTTTACCACCTTTGTACCACTGAAGCCGTTCTGGGTATCATTAATTAAATAACAAGCAATCTCGTTCTCAAGTGTGGCGTAGGCGGTGTTGTAGTCCGCTGGAGCGTAGTAGTAGAAACCTGTGACATATCTTTTTATAATAAATATTTCATTTTGTGCGCCACTACCAAAAACTGGAAACTTTTTTAGTTTTGTATTTCTATTAACTTTTGTCCAATCAGCAGAATAAAAATAGTTTTTTATTTCGCCTTTATCATTCATTTTTTCAGCTCTTAACGTTTCTCTTGGAAAGTGTGTTATTGCTGATATTTTAGAACCATTGTAAGTTATTTGAAATGCTGCTTCACCTAATAGCTTTAAATCTTGGCAAACGTTTCTTAAATCGTGAGGTTTTACTAAACTTTTCATTTGTGCATACTGGTCTGGCTTTTCAGCTGAATCAGTAGCATCTAAACCTTTTCCGTAAATTTGATTAACAACACCGTTAATTACTGCATTGTTTGTTGTGCTATCCATATAAGCATCTATCAAACTTTGGTAATAATCATTGTTATCACCTATTGATACCCAATCTTTATTACGTTCCTCTGTGATTGTTGGCCTTTCGTATTGGCCTAATTGTATTAAATGTAAATTATCCATAATATATAAATTGATTATCTCCTGTGCTTTGTTCTATATAAACACCGTTTGAAATCTCATAGTCTGAAAGTGTTTGGTCTGAACAATACATCTTGTCTTTGAAAATTATTGTGCTATCTGTTGTATTGGTGATTGTAATAGTATAGTATTGATTTTCAATTAATGCTTGAGTAGTTGAATATTGATAATAGTAATCCAGTTCAGCAAACGTTGCATCAACATCTGTTGCTATAACTTTATTTTGTGCCTCTGACTTTATCACTAATTTATAAGTTTTTGTACCTAAAATTGTTTCTCTTGGTATAAAGTTAATAATTCGTGAACCACTTGTTGTTAATATTTGCATATTTTTTTACTAAAAAAGGGGAGGTTAATCACTCCCTCCCCTCCAATCAAACATATATTATGAATCACACAATTATTTAATCGCGTATTTTTTAACTATTTGTTCCTACAGTAACTGTTACAGTTGCAGAACTCATTCCAGCAAAAGGGTCAGCAGCAGTACCACCACTAATAAAGTTAGCTGGTTCTAATTCTTGACCAGTTAAAGTTAGTGAATATCCACTTAAATCTCCAAAAGCAGTACCAGTAGCTATACTTCCACCAGTTACTTCCATTCCGTGTTCTAAGCCACATAGTAAAAAGTTACCGTTTCTATCCTCAACAGCAATGTGAGGTCTTCCGTAAGCCATTAGTTTTAATTCCTTGTTATCTTCTTTTGATAATTTAGGTAGTGTTAAAGTTAATGTTTCTTCAAAGAATGTTGTGCCATTCTCTCTTGAGGATGTAATAGCAGTTTCCAAACTATTAGTTCCTTTTAAATCATATTGGTAGCAAGTAAATGTACCAGATAAATCAGTAATTTCGTCGTCTACTTTGGTTACAGTTCCTAAATCTCCGAAATCTACAAACCAAGCTCTTACTATTCCACCAATAACATCTTTACAGGGTACTTTTCTTCCTTGTGTTAAATCGCAAGCCATTTGTTATTGTTTTAAATTAAGGGAGCATTTCAGCTCCCTAATTATTATTTTGTTTCTTAAACGTGGTAAAGAACGATATCAGAACCTATTCCGTAGTTTACAGCAGCGGTGTATCTCATAACAACTCTTACATTTTGCGAACCGTCCAAATCTGACATATCCAGAACCTTGCATTCTTGTGAATCCGAAAGTAAACCAGTACCAAAATATAAGTTACTCTTTTGAGCAGCCATTGCAGTATTGTCATTAAGACCATTAGCAACGAATAATTTAACACCATCAAAAGAAAGTGCGCCATCACCGTACCACATATGAGATTGTGCATTAACACCACTATTAGTAGCAGCGAATCCACCTAAAGCTCTTACATAAGCTCTTGCAATGTTTTGTGAAATGTAGATGTGTACATCTTCTTTTCCGTAAAGTGAAGAAGGAATTGCATCAACAATTTTTCCTAATTCTCCAACTACGTTAGCAGCATCTACAGCTTGTCCAGTTACATCATTTACATCAGCATCAGCTAAAGCTAAAGTTGCTAATCCATCAAATTCGCCAGCATTAGCATTAACACCTTCCCAAATGTTCTTTTCAGTTTTTTCAGCTACTAAACCAGCTACGTGGCCAATAATGAAATCTGAAAACAATGGTGGCATTTTATCAAATGCAGAATATCCCATTTGAGCAGCTTCCCAATCAGATACAAAATCTTGCTTACAAAATTGTAAGTTTACTTGAAATTCTTCTGGTTGTAGTAATCTCTCAGTTAATGTTACTGTAGCAGTTGCATCAAAATCGCAAGAAGCGTTTTTAATTACGTTTGCATCAGTAGCTACTTTTTTCATAGTAGACTTATATTTGATATTAGGCATTACTTCTATACCGCCTTTATCAATTGTGTTAGCACTTAAAAGAGCAGCAGAGATATATTTCCCAGCAAATTCTCCAGCGTAAGTACTTGTTATACTTGTTGTTGTCGCCATTTTTTTATTATTTAATTATTGTTAAAAATTTTATCAAAAACCCTGTCTTTAGTTGTTGCTGTTCTATTGCTTGCAATATGAAAATTTACTTTGTTATCAACTTCAGCTTCAGGATTATGTTTTACAGGTTCAGGAGCAACAGCAGAAAGTTCTTCTTTCTCTTCTATTACTTCTTCCTTCATTTCTTCTTTGTCTCCAAATTTTTCGTCAATCATTGCTTTGATTTCTTCAACAGCAGATGCGAACTCTTCTTTGGTTACATATTTCATTTCTTCTTTTTCTTCTTCCTCTAATTCAGTTTCTACTTCTTCATTAGATTCTTCAGATAATTCTTCTTCAACTACTTCTTCTTCAGCAGCTTCTTTAATACTGTCAATTAAACCTTCTTCAGTTACAACTAAAATTTTACCTTCTTCTAATTTATATTCACCAACAGGTAAAGCAATTTGCTCATCTTCAGTTTTAATAAATACAGATTTTCCAGCTTCAAAAGATTCTGCAACTAAAATAGTTCCGTTCTCTAATGTAATTTCAGCCATTTCTATTTTTTCTTCAGAAAGATTAACTTTTTCACCAACAATATTTTTTATTTTGTTTAGTATTTCGTTTGCTTTCATAATTTGAGTATATACCTATAAACGTTTGAAAACCTTTACTGTTATATTTTTTTTGAACTTTTTTTTATAAAATGCTTGTTTATTAAATATTTATATTTATATTTACATAAATTATTAATTAAAACCAAAACAAATGACAATAACAAGAACAAAAACAATCGAAGTAAAAACAGAAGAAAAATTAAATTTAAATAACATTCAAGTTGTAAGGTCTAATTCAAGAGATATTGATTCTATTAATTTAGATGTTTATTATAATTTAGAAGAAATTGGTTATGGCCATTTAAACAATAAAACTAATTTTGCTCACATAACTATTAATGAAAATTTATTAAACGAAAAAGATGAATGTGATTTAATAGATTATTTAGTTGATGGTATTGAAAACAGAACTATAGAATTACAATAATAAAATACAACTTATAGTTAAAAGAGCCACTTCAAAAGAGTGGCTTTTTTTATATCTTACCTATACCTTGTGCTTGTAGGCTACCGTCACAGCATTTATTGCTGTATCTTTTACCATCTGGACATAAGCAACCACGCTTAGTATTTTTAGGTGATGTATTACTTGGTGTTTTAAATCTTTTACTTCTCATTTTCTATTTGTTTTAATTTACTTTCTGACCATCTTAAACCAGCTTTACCACCCCATAATAAATAAGAAATTGTACCACAAGCTTCTTTATCTCCTTCATCATAATACTCTTGCGCTCTACTTAAATATGAATACATTCTTTTTAAAGTTGATAAACTAATATTTTCTTTTTGTGCTAATTGTTGCGCTCTTATTTTACCAACTTGTGTTGCACATTTATTATTTACTTTTTCATTTAGTTCAATACCTCTTTTAGCATTATTACTAACTGCTTGAGGATAATCGTTATAAGTTTCTAATTCAATGTTTTTGCCTGATTTAGTTCTTTTATCTTTTTTAATTAGTGCTTTAATATTACTAAGCATATACTCAGCTTCTTCTTCTTCAATAGCTTCTAACTCTTTGCTCCATTGTGATTGCAAACTTGGGTCTTTAACTTGTGCTTTATCTGCAAAATAACCTTCAATACTAAAACCTTTAACTTTTCCAGTTTTAACGTAATCGTTCCAAACATCTTCATTTTCTACTTTCATTGAAATCATCCACGTGCCTTTAGGTACACTTAAACCATACTTTTTAGATTTATCCATTTCAGTATCTTCAACAATCCACGATTCAACAACAGTTAAATTGTTAATCTCCATTTCGTGTTCTAATGTTGCGTTGTTTTGCATACTGTTTTGAAAAAATAATTCGCTTGCTCTCCTTACTGTTTTCTCAGAAAAGTAAACGTAAAAAGTATTATCTCCATTCTTTCTAAAGATTGGTTTATTAGGTATTAAAGCTGCTCCCATTAGCAAACGCTTTTCACCATCTATTTTAGCCAATTTTATTTCTTGTTCTGATAGTGTTACAAAATCAGATTCTATTGCTGGCATTTCTACGATGCTCACAGCTTCGATTCCAGTTAGCCCTTCACTATCCTCATCTAATATTAGTTCTATTATATCCATTGTATTTTATTTTAAAAAGTTGCTTGTGTAATTGTATTGTTTTGTAATTGTTGTGCGCTGGTTACATCTCCAGCTACTACAAATGCTTGTACTGGTTGTTGTTGTCCTAATGCTCCAGCTACTTGATTAAACCCTGATTGCCCTACTACATTAAAACTTGGTGGTTGTGTTGGTGAAGTTGCTGCTCCACCACCAGTACTTGTTGAGGGTGATGTAGTATCAAAAGAACTACTATTAAATTGTGTTTTTTGTATGTTTTTAACTGCTGCAACTCCAGATGCAGTTACTATTGCTGCATTAATAAAATTTAAAGGTGGTGCTGAACTTGCAAGTGCCTTAGAAACACCTACAGAAGTATTTATTATTGCGTTGGCTATTCCTATTGCTTTATTTACTTGAAATGCTTTCTTTTGGCTTGCTTCATCTTCTTTTGCAAATGCTTGTGTTAATTCATTGATAGCAATTAAAGCATTCATTGTTGTTTGTGCAGCTATTTCAAAAGCGTCTAAATTTTCTTGCCTTGTTTTTTTAGTTTGTTCTTCATTTGATAATTCTAAAGCAGATAACTCATTACTTCTATTAACTTTTTGCTGATATATTTCTTCTTCAAATTCTGCTAATGCTATTTCAGCATCAACTTTAGCTTGTGTGCCTTCTTTGTAAAGTTCTATTTCATTATTTAATCTTGTTCTACCTATCTCTGCTTCTTCAGCATCAATTTTTTGTAATGCTAATAATCTTTCTTTTTCATCTTTTATCTGCTCTGCATTAAACCTTTTTCTTTCTATAGATAAATTATTTTCAGATTCAAGTTTAGATTTAGACATTTCCAACTCCTCTTTGCTTAATGCTAAATCGTTTGATTGTTGTTCACTTCTAAAACCAGCTACTTGCGCTCTAACAGCAGCTAATTCATTTTCAGCTTCCATTACAGCTTTCTTAAATTCAATATTATTTTTATCTTTTTTAAGTTCTGATCGCGCTGCTCTAAGTGATATTTGAGCATTAGATAGCATTGCTTTTTCTTGTTGGTCTAACACTAAAGCAAGCTCATCATTAGCTTTCTTTCTTTCTTCTATGCTTAATCTTTCATCATCTCTTATTTGCCTTAATGATTCAGCTTGTAAATCATATTTTTCAATTAAACCTTGATTTGCTACTGCTGCTAAATCAGCTTGTTTTTTTAGTTCTACGTTTGCTTTAGCTTGGTTGTATGTTGACTTAGTATATTCTGTTAATGATTTAACACCTTCTTCAACAGTTTTAGTTATTTTATCAACTGAATTATCAACTCCAGTGGTAACATCAACTAATTCTTTTCCAGCTTGTTTTACAGCTTTTAAAGCTCCATCAAAATCTCTTGCAAATAGTTTTTTCATTGCTGTAGCTAAAAAACCAAACGCATCAATTGCAGATTTTACTCTTTCAATTAAGTTGTTTTTTATAGCCGTTCCTAAAGTTTTTAAAGATTCTAAAGGGTCATCAAATATTTTTTTAAAAAACCCTGAAACAGTTTCTACATTATCAGATATATAATTAAAGAAATCATTAAAAGCTATAGATAATGTCTCAAAAGCAATATTAAAAGCATCTACTACTTTTTGATTTTCTTCAAATAATTGTTTTAATAAACCAAATGCAGCAAGTGCTAATCCAATACCAGCAGCTTTTAAAGCAGTTCCCATCATTCTAAAACCACCTGCTACTCCTTTAGCACCTTTTTTTAGTGTATCAAATGCTTTGCCACCTTTTTTTAAACCTCCTACTTCAGTATTGGTTTTTTCTAAACCAGTATTAAGAGTTTCAACTTCACTTGATAAATTTTCAATATCTTTTTCAGCTTTACCAGTATTAGTAATTATTTCAAGTATTTTTGTTATCATTTCTTCATTCTTAATTGGTTAAATCCTTCTTTAAATGTTAGTGGCACTTT